TGCGATTATCTCTTGACAACGGTATCGGCACGGAGATAATACGGGGCAGGGGCCTTGCCCCCAAAGCAAACGCAGAGCCGCCTTCTGGGCGGCTTTTTCATTTGACCGTCGCTAAACGGCGACATTATGTACCCGACCAACCCCAAGGGAGTCGAGCCTTGTACGACCGCAGCACAACCCTCCCGCCTATCCTAGACCGCATCTCCGCCGGCGAATCGCTACGCGAGATATGCCAGGACAAGGGAATGCCGGATAGGCTCACAGTCAACAGGTGGCTGCGGGAAGACGAGGAGATTCGCAACCAATACGCGTGTGCGCGAGCTGAGCAGGCAGAAGCGTATGTAGATCAGGCTCTTGCGATAGCCAAGGAGCGCCCCCCGTTGGTCACCGATACCAACCACAAGGCCGGCGGCGGTGAGGACAGTTCTGGCCGGATGGATTCTGCCTTTGTAGCTTGGCAGCGGGTACAGATTGACACACTCAAGTGGACGGCTGGCAAGCTAAAGCCCAAGCAGTACGGCGAGAAGATAGACCTGACGCACGCGGGGCCGAATGGCGGGGCGGTCGAACATCAGCACAGGATAATGGTTGAGTACGTTGATGCAGTTGCCGGGAGCGTATCGCTTCCTGCGCCAGCCCCTAGCTGACGACGGCACGCCGGTACGATACCGGGCAGTACACGGGGGGCGGGGGTCCGCCAAGTCTCACAGCCTAGCGGCGCAGCTGATCCTGGACGCCTATGATAGACCGGAGCGTATTGGCTGCTTCCGTGAGGTGCAGCGATCCATCCGTGATTCGGTCAAGCGGCTGCTGGACGACAAGATAGCCAAGGCTGGGCTGCGCGATTTCTACGAATCTACGGACACCGAGATACGCGGAAAGAATGATTCCCTGTTCATATTCGCGGGGCTACGGACCAACCCCGACCAGGTGAAGTCAACCGAGGGGCTGACTAAGGCGGCGGTGTTTGAGGCGAACCGGGTATCGCAGCGGTCTTGGGATTTACTGATTCCCACGGTGCGCGCCCCAGGGTCCGAGATATGGGCTGAATGGAACCCGGAGTTCCCGACGGATCCGGTAGACGTTCTATTTAGAGGCGAGGGCGGCGCTCCGCCGGGGTCGATTGTCCGGCGCGTCAATTGGGACGACAACCCGTTTTTCCCTGATGTCCTGCGCCGGGAGATGGAATGGGCGCGGGATCGCGACCCGGACAAATATGCCCACATCTGGCTTGGCGAATATCAGCGTAATTCTGAATCCCGCGTATTCCGAAACTGGAAGGTCGAGGAATTCGACTTACCGGCCTCTACAGTTCACCGGCTTGGGGCGGACTGGGGCTACGCCATCGACCCGTCCGTGCTTGTGCGCTGTTCCATCGACGGGAAGCGCCTGTACGTTGACCATGAGGCGTACCTGATTGGGTGCGAGATAACGCAACTGCCTGACCTGTTCCGGCGCGTGCCGGACAGCGAGAAGTGGTTCATCACGGCGGATTCAGCCCGCCCTGAGACGATCAGCTACATGCAGAAGCATGGGTATCCCAAGATCAACGCGGCGCTCAAGGGAGCGCGGAGCGTGGAGGAAGGCGTGGCCTTCCTGCAATCGTTCGACATCGTGGTACACCCGCGCTGCCAGCACGTCATTGACGAGCTAACGCTGTATAGCTACAAGACGGACCCGCTCACGGGGAAAGTCCTGCCGATCCTGGCGGACAAGCACAATCATTGCATCGACAGCCTGCGCTACGCCTGTGAGGGTGTGCGGAAGGCTGGACCGGCTAAGTTGCCGCCCATCAAATATTCCAATGCAGGAATTGTCTAAATGGCTAAAGCGCCCCCCATCACCGACGACCAGTTACTAGCCGCCATCTCTGCGGCTGAGGAAACGGCTCTCGGCACGCTACAGGGGGCCATCTCGTCTGACCGGGCCGACGCCATCGACCGCTACTACGGCAAGCCGTACACGGGCGATGCCATCCTGCAAGCGCAGGGGCGCTCCACGATCATTTCGAGGGACGTTGCCGACGTTGTTGAGGGCGTGGTCGCCAACGTGGTCAAGCCCTTCGTCGGCGGCGATCAGGTTGTGGTATTCGACCCCATCGGGCCGGACGACGAGAAGCAGGCCGAGCAGGAAACGGACTACGTTAATTTCATTGCGCTGCAACGGAATAACGGCTTCGTCTGGATGGTGTCGGCGATCAAGGATGCGCTGCTCCTCCGCAATGGCTACGTCAAATGCCATTGGACGGTGCGGCAGGATGTGGTAACGGAGACATACAGCGGCCTATCCGATGAGGAAATGGGCCTCATGATGCAGGGCAATGAGGTCGAGGTAGTGCAGCACTCGGGCTACCCTGACCCGTCCTATATGCCGCCCCCGCCTGAGCAGATGCAGCAGATGGCGATGCAGGCGCAGCAGGCGGGCCAGCCGTTTGAACCGCCCCCGCCACCCATGCTGCACGATGTCAAGGTGCGGCGCTCCCGTCCAACCGAGTACGTCGAGATATGCCCGGTCCCGCCGGATGAGATTCTGGTATCCGAGCGCGCGCGTGGCCCGAGCCTCCAGGATGTGGACTTTGTGCAGCATCGCACCCGCAAGACGCTCTCCGAGTTGCGGCAGGCCGGGTACAAGGTTGACGACGACATTAGCGACGACGACAAGGGCGAGTCGATTGAGGACATAGCTCGCCAGCGGTTCGGCGAGGGCGGCGACATGTACGACGACGATACCGGCAACGCAGCGCGCCGGATCGTCATGTACAAGGAAACGCACATACGCATCGACCGGGACGGTGATGGCGTGGCCGAATTGCGCCGCGTCTGTTCGGTTGGGCTGAATCTGCTGGCCGACGATGAGTGCGACATTGTGGGGATCGGTGCCGGGACCGGCATTCTGATGCCGCATCAGCACTTGGGCATGTCGGCGTATGACTTGGTGGAGGACATCGCCAAGATCAAGACGAACCTGCTCCGCTCGTACCTGGATAACCGCAATCAGATCAACAACACGCGCACGGCGGTAGATGAGTCGCGGGCGAACGTAGACGACTTCCTCGTGTCGCGTCCCGGTGGCGTGGTGCGCGGCAGCGGCAATCCTAACGAATGGATGATGCCGATTGTCACGCCGGATACGTCTACGGGTGCGCTACAGGGGCTGGAGTACCTAGACACTATCCGCGAGAATCGCACCGGCTACACGCGCAATTCCGCCGGGATGGACAATGATGCGCTGACCAATACGACGGCTACCGGTATGTCGATGCAGTTGTCGCAGTCGCAGCTACGCCTTGAGATGATCGCTCGCAGCATCGCCGAGACTCTGCTCCGCGATGTGTTCAAGATTGTCCACGCGCTAACGCTCAAGCACTCCAGCAAGGCCGACAAGGTGCGGCTAAACGGGACATGGGCGGAGGTCAACCCGCGCGAGTGGTCCCGGCGCTCCGATTTGTCGATAACTATCGGTCTGGGCTCGGGTACGAGTGAGCAGCAGTTAGGTAAGTTGATGGCGCTTGGCCCCCTGATGCAGCAAGGGCAGTCGATGGGGCTGGTCGGGGTCGAGGAAGGCTACAACTACGCGACTGAGGCGTTCAAGCTATCCGGTTACAAGGCTACGCAGCGGTTCATTAAAGCGCCGGAGGTTGATCCGCAGACGGGCCAGCCGAAGCAACCCCCGCCTCCGCCTCCCCCGCCGCAGGTTCAGGTGGCGCAGATTCAGCAGCAGGGCGAACAGGCCAAGCTCCAGGCTACGCAGCAAGCCGATGTGCAGAAGTTCCACGCTACGCAGCAGGCGGAGCAGCAGCGCATGGCGGATCAGGCCCAATTGGAGCGCGACAAACTGCAAATGGAGGCTGCGGTCAAGCAGCAGGAGCAGCAAGCCGCAATGCAGGTGCAGGCGTCCAACGATCAGCGCGACAATCAGAAGGCGGCGCTGGAGCATGAGCGGGAATTGCAGCGTATGGCGATGGATGACGCATTCCGGCGTGACCAGATGATGCTACAGGCGCAGTTGAAGCGCGAGGAAATGGCGAACAACAGCAACACGCAAAAGACGATAGCGAAGGCGTCCGGTGTGGATGTGGACAGCGAGGACAAGATGACTCAACTCATTACCGCCATGAATTCGCCCAAGCGGGTCATTCGTGACGAGTCGGGCCGCGTGGTCGGCTTGCAGTCGGTGCAATGAGCGTTACCTACGTTGCTGCCCTCAAGACTACGCG